GTCAAATAACCGCTCAAATCTATATCAATAATAAACAAATTTACTTAGGTACATTCAAAACTGTTGAAGATGCGCAAAATGCTTATTTGACAGAAAAGCGCAATCTTCACGATGGATGCACTATCTAAACGCTGTAATACTTAACGCTTAATTCAGGGTATGTCGCAGCCCAGCCGAACAGCACATCCAGACGCATCAATGACACATCATTAATACCATCGTAGATTTCAGTTACCTTGACAGTCAGTCCATCATCAGTTTGCTGGCTTACTGACACGTTACCTTTGCCAGATGGAGGAGCCCACATCGGAACCATGGCCAGAGTAAACGCATCTTTATGGTACGCAACGTTAGTTGAATAAGATGTTGATGCAGCACCTTGAATAACGTATGGCTGACCATTAGTTGGTGATGCTGTTACGTTCTGGAATGCACCGCTAGTTACAATCGCTGGGCTGATTGGAATAGAAGTCGCACCTTGAGCTACGTCTGCCGTTACTACGAAGTTAGCTAACTGACCTGTAGACTGACGTGTTTGAGGGTTAACCGCATAAACACCTGGCAACGTAATCACAGTACCTCGTGTCAATGTACCAGCCGCAACCGCTACTACTGTCAATGTTGAACCAGTGATGTTAGCCGCATTGATGTTTGTTGCTGTAGCCGCGCCATTGGTATGCACATCCACGTTCTGATCCATTGCAGCAGATAAGCCGAATGAGTCAGACAGCAAGCCAGTGTTATTCTGCTTGTTGATAGTTGCAGAGTTATTGAAGTAACCGCCGAAGCCTTGAACTAATGCGCCGTTCAATGCTGGAGATGTAATCAATGTACGTTGACGATCACGAGGAGCTGCCATCTCATCAAGGCGCTGACCCATTTGAGTCATAGCCTGAATAGATAAAGCCGCAGAGGTAGGCAATGCGCCAGTAGGATTCAACAAGTTATAGGTTGAATAGTGCGCCAGTTGCAAACCTTGACGATCAATCTCGTTAGTAACAGGAGCCATAGCCGCCGCAATTTTGTCCTCTAAGCGAGTCAGTGACAATGTACGATCTAAAGCAGTAAAGTTTAAATCGCAACCGCCTTGAGACAGAGTAAGCGCAGTTGATGTTTCAACAGTCGCTTGAGGCACTGCCACGCGGCCTGTACGATATTCATAGCGTGGGGGTTTCTTGATCTGCACTGTTTGACCAGGTGCATAGCCACGGCTCATATTGCCAGTGAATTCAGTTTCCCAGTCACGGTTAACGTTTTTGGAAAAACCAAGGTTATTTTTAAGAATAGCCAGTGCCGCTTTAGACACAATGCTAGAGGTTAGTAATGTATTAGACATTTCTTATTTCCTTTTGATTAGCGTACCCAATGAGCGCCGCGTTTACGTGCATCGGCTTCATATTCTTCAAGCGTCATGTTTTCTACTGACTTGACGATAGTATTGATGCCGCGTACTGGAACGACTGGATCAGGTGCGTTGGATTGTTTTATAGGCTTGGCTTGGAGTTTGTCCTCAAGCTTGCCGATCTCTTTTGCTTGCGCGTAAGGGGATAAAGCTGCAATGCGGTCAGCTTCCGCAGGATTTTTTGCCAAGTGATAGACAATATCTGCTGAATTTTCAGCTTCCAGTATTGCGTAGAATGCTGGCTCTGATATTTCAGCTTTAGCGTTAGCTACTACATCTTCAAAGTCGGCATACTTACGTTCACCGTTCTGAATCATGTCTGACTTGCGCTCGTTCTGTCTTTCCACTTCTGACTGGTACTTGGATTGACGCTCATTCTCTTGTTGCTTCTGCGTTAACGCTGCAAATTTCTCTTCTGCTTTGTAGTCCGCTAGTGCTTCAAGATAATCGGCATAATCCGTATATTGGTCAGCAGTCGGCTTCCCTTTTGCTTCTACTGGTTGCTGATTGATTTCTGCCAAAACTCGCGCTCTGGTTTCCTGTTCAATCCGCTGCTTTTCAAGCTTACGTTCAAGCTTATTAACTCGTTTCTGGACTATTTCATCAAGCTCTGCTTGTGTGAAAGTCTTGTCCGCCGCCTTTTGTTCTGTCTGCGTATCAGTTTCAGGTTTGGTCTGTTCTGATTCAGGTTGCACCGTTTCAAGCTCGGCTGGCTGTTCTTCGACTGGAGTCTCGAAGATGACTTCTGTTGCTGTACTTTCTGACATTTTTCATCCTTAAAATGAAAAAAGCCCCCATATAGGGAGCTTTGCTCGGTTAACCTAGCCGATAAGGTTTAATCTACTTCTGTTACTTCTGATTCTGTTTCGTTTGTTTCTTGGTTAAGCAGTGCATTAATCACCTGCTCTGACCTTGCCAGTGATGCCATGATGTTATTGGTTAGATTTTCCATCATGGATTCATTGTTCTGCATGAATGCCTCAAAGTTTGCATTCTGCTGCATCTGCTCGACTGCATCTTTCTGCAATGCCAGACGCTCTGTTTCTGCTTTGAATGCTTCAATCTCTATCTTTTTAGCTTCGTTATCCGCTCGGTACATATCAACATCAGACTTGGATTGTGCGGAGTCGGCTTTAGCCTGCAATTCCTGCGCTTCCTGTTCTGCTTCCTGCATGGCTTGGTTTGCAGCATCAATCTGTGCTTGTAGCTCTTGAATGATTTGTGAAGCTTGCTGTTTAACCGCTGTAACTTCCTGCGATTCACCGCCTTCCTCTTTCTCTTGCAATGGCTCTGGCAACATCTTTTTAAGGCGCTTGCTGATCTCATCTGCATAAGGCATATCCATAGCCTTAAATAGCAAGTCACCAACAATAGGCATTAAGTCTGGGCTAGTTTGTACTAACTGCGTAATGAACTCAGCACCCTCTTGACGTTTAGTAGCGAAGCTTGCGCCAGTCGTCACGGTTACATCGTATTTACCCATGCCAATGTTGTATATTTTCTTAATCTCACCCATTTCATCGCGGTATTCTTTAACAGCTTCATCGCTATTAGGGTCAATATGTGCTTGTTGTGCTTCGCCATCTTCACCCAATATGCGGACTACGCGCGTTGTGTCGTAAATCTTAGGTATCATTTCAACAATGACACGCCCTGCATGACGAATTGACTTAGCCAAGTTGTCCGGGAAGTGGAATGTTGCCATGTCGCCTTGCTGACGCTGTGCATTTAATGCTCTGCCAGACTTCGCGTCTGAATCCTGTCCGATAGAGGCTTGATACATGCCCAATGCTGACTGTATATCGTGTTCGCTGGTCTGAATGTCTGCCATGAGGCCGCTAGGAACGCCAGCGAATCCTTGACGCTGTGGAGCGCCTACCAAGTTGCCATTAACGGTTACAGGGTCATACTCAAGATATGCAAAGTTAACGCGGTTAGCCGCTGCCCACTTATCACCAGCCGTTTTAAACTGCCCTGTAGCACCAATGAACGGAGCTTTAACGGTAAGATTCAAACTCTCGGCAATGGTTGAACGGTTATAGTTATACATACGCTGTGCATCTTTAACACCGCGCACAATACCGCGATACATAGACTTACCATCAACATCGGTTTCAATGCCAATCACTTTAATAATCGGGATGAATGAGCATGGAATTACGGTTGATTCCAGCACATCAAACGCGCTTAACTTGCACCATCTAACTACGCGCTTATCTTGTGGTCTTGCTTTAATTACTGGAGGCAATTCTCCTGCTTTTTCAGCATATTCACTCTCGAATATGACAGATCCATCTTCAAGTAAAAGTAAGTTATCTTTAACCAAATCTACATAGAAATATTCAGCTAATCTAACGCTTTCCTCTGTAATCCATTTATTACGTGTGTCACCTGTTGCTGTTGACCAATCGCATTGGTCTGCATCAGGATACATACTCTTGAACTCGTCACGATTGACAAACTCAGTCACAATTACCTGCATCGCGTCTGATCCATCAGGCTCTACGGATGAATCATCAAAGTACACACTAAAACGGTTTTTAATACGTTCAATGCGTATATCCTGCTCGAAGCTATCACCAACGTATTCAGTCAATATGCGAAAGTAGCCAAGGCCAGAGACTACCGCGCCCTCGGCTGCCCAGTCGTAGGCAATATCTGCTTTGCTTCTATCCTCAATGTGTCTGACAATGCCCTGGATAACTTCCGCAACTTCTTCATCAGAGTAGTCATCAACAGGCCTTACTTTAATGCCAGCACGATTCTGTCTGATATTGTTTACAATCTGGTTTTTGTACTGGTTGACCTTATCCACTACAAGACAAGGGCGAGCGCCTTGCGGATCTGCTTCACGAATCTTTTTGATGTTCTCAGGCCACTGCTCAAGCAAGCCAACGAATCTAATATCATCAAGCTCATTTACACGCTGTTCTGCTTCCCATGCAACTACACGGTCAAAGAACTTTTTAGCACGATCGATAATGTCAGATTCTTTTTTGGTATCTTTTTTAGCCATCGCCATTCCAATAAAAAAAGCCCCAATTAAGGGGCTTGTATGTTTAACCTTGCTTTTAATCGCTCTTTCAGTTTCTTCATGTACTTGTAATTACTGATGACCACATAAAGCATGAGCGTATTCATCGCAATGCTTATCCATATCACATTGGCATATATTAGGAATGGCGTAGCAATGAGCACCTTCACAATGCCAGCACCGTTAATGCCTAGTGCGCGAATCAATACTTCACCAATTGGATTACCTTCACTGCCGCCATACTTTAGAAACTGTTTAGTTGTGTACCAGTCGCCGACTTGCAAAACGAACATAATGGCCGCTGCAATGATATTAATCGTGTCTGCTCTATGGATATATTCTAAAATCATGGTGTGGCCTTTATAATTGCTGCAATAAATGTTTGGCACTCCGCAAGCGTAGGTGGCGTTAAGTCTTGCCAGCGTTCAGCGTATTTTTGTTGCATCACGTAATAAAGCATATTGGCATCAGTCATTAATAGTTCAGCATCAGCTTTAAACTGCGCTTCACACGGTGTTGATGTTGATATAGTGCCATCACCGTTATCTGTGAAGCTATACTCACCTGCCGTATCTGGGTCAAAACCTTTGCCAACTTTCGCGGCAATGTCCTTGACTGTATCGGATAGAGTGAGCGTGAATCGTTCTGAATAGACAACCATTAGATACCTGCCAAACTGTTAGCGAATGTTTGCATGGTTGCCAACTCCCCTGCGGTTAATGTCTTGAACACAAAGCGCCCGTAGGTATCTGTGCTAATAGTGTAAGTGCCTACAATGTTTTGTGCGGTTAGCGTTACCTGTCCTGTAGGCGCAGCATCAATCGTTATTACTGATTCATACCCTGCTGGATAAGTTGCTGTGAGTTTATCCGTTGCATCAACTGCATCCCACCAATAACGACTACTTGTGCTGCGTAAAATCATTTTATCGGCTGTCGTGGCTTGCGATGCATGAATGCCTGTTACTTCTTTTACTGAGATGTTATCAAACTCTGTAACCGCATTAGTTGATGTAGTGTGATTACCAATAACTACATAATATTGAGCTTGTGTAGCTACAAAATAACCTGAAAATGTAGATTCTGTTGTTGTGTTATTGACAGCCGTATGAGTAACACCAAAACCATTGTTTTGTGTTCCAAAGTAAAAATAAGAACTTATACTTGAGCCTGACACCGCACGAAGCGTACAAGTAACTTTATAAGTTGCTCCAACATTAAGTGTAATTGCCTGATTTTGTGAACCATAGCCATTTGCACTATTGGTAGATACAACGAATTTTCCACCTGTTGCTATTGCTGAACTTGTGTAAGTTGTTGGATACGAAGCCCACCCTGTAGTATTAGTGTCAAATGTACCATTAGTAACTAATTCAGACCCAACACTCCCAGCCCCATCCAGCACCAACCCCACCGGATTATCCACCGTAGCCGCAGTCGTTCCTGCACTATCAAGATAGTTACCAGCCGTAAAGCCGTTAATTACCCCGACGCCAGGAATATACATGTGCGCGTCTGTGCCGTATTTGGCTAAGATAGCGCGAACCTTACTTGCTAACGTGAGCTTTCTACCCATCACCAATGGCAGTAAATGCGGATTCATTACACTGCTACCGCGCTAAGAGTAATCTTTTTAACCGCGCCACTAGTAGGCGTAAAGCCAGCCGTTGTTACCAACAAGCCATAAAGACTTGTTGCAGCAGCAGCGAGTTTTACCTGTTTCGGCAATGAAGCATTTGCAGTTTTATCAGTCTGTACGAATAACGTAGAGCCAACATCAACGATCTGCTCAATATCAATGTAACCTAAGTATGCAGCGCGATCACCAGCTACTAAATCCCATGCTGCATTATCTAAAATAGCAGTTGGACTAGCATCATATAGATGCAGTCTGAATGTAGTCATGCCAGCGGGTAGTGATGCAACGTTAATCGCTAAAGATGCACCAGTGATGAGAATGTTTGAACCTACTGGCCCGATACTAGCAAACTCCAATATAGCAGAGCCAGCATTGGCAGGAGTGCCAGCATCAGCAATGCCGAGTACATCGCCAGCCGTGTAAGCTGTAGTATTACTAGGCCGTGTAAATGTGATGCTAGAGGTTGCGGCACCGCCTGATACAACTACTTCACCATGCGAACCATCGCCCAAGTCCTTAACCTTTACATTGGCATCAGCCGAAACGTTACGTGATGTTGTCGTGAATGCCTGAACTGGTTTTAATAAGTCTGCCATACTGATTCCTTTTAAATTTGTTACCCCATCCAGCCTTCACCGCCACCGTAATAAGCGTATTCATTATCAGTCTGTTTTTTTGAGGTTGTTTCTGTCATTGCCGTAGCAAAGTATCTGAACGCATCGGCAGCATGTGAATACTCATCATGCAACGGTCTTTTACTCCATTGCCCTGAATCGTCTATCTCATATCGATAACGCCTTAATGCGTTTAATCCATCCACGCATTTATTCTCATCAAACCAGCATCGGTTAAAGATTGCCCTTGCAGCATCAATGCCTGACTCAATGCTTGCCCTGGCTAATACCGTAGTGTCGAATCCGTTGTCTTTAGCTTGCTGTTCTATCGTGCGCTCACTTGCTAACAATGCTGCTGTTGCATCATGCGGCAATACTAACCGTTCAATGATGTAAGGCTTTTCGCGGACTACTTTGATGTAGTGATTAAACGCAAATCCGCGATTCTCGTAGAAGTCAATCAGACGATATTCAAACCCTACTTGTTGCACGAACCATATAGAAGTCTTATCTGCACGACCTAAGTCAAATATGCACTGAACGCCTTTGGTTGAATCGTAAGGCACTGAGGTTATGCGATTGTCATTTGTTGCTTGTCTTAGCTCATTGGCATAAATAGCGCCATCCAATACAGCGCGGCAATTGCCTTCCCACACTGTTAGATATGAATCTGGATCACGCTCTTTTAAATCATCCTTTTCAGCAATCAGTTCTTTAGGGAACCAAGGATTATCTTGCCAATTAACCTTAACTACTTTTGCAGTAGCAGGAGGATTCATTACGAACCTCTGATAGGTAATATCTGTATCAAGCTCTGGATTGAAGGTAATCCATATCTCAGAGCCATCTTTACGAATAGTCGGTATTAATACATCCCAGCTTGCTTTAGAAACTGTTTGGGCTTCTTCTACCCAGCATATATCAATGCCCTCAGTAGATTTAATCTCTTGCACGTTCATTCGCAATCCCTTGAACAGGAACTCCGAACCGTTAATGCCTTTAATCACATCACGCTGTATTTCAAAGTGTGAAGACAATCCCATTGACTGAATCTGATCAGATAGAAGCTTGATAACAGAATCACGTATTGAGTTTTGTATCTCACGCGCACATAAGACGCGAATCTTGCTCTTTGCTGCCTTGATAATTAATGCTCTAGCAGCGCCCCAACTTTTCGCACCACCTCTACCACCATATAAGACTTTATAACGATGGTTTTCGTTAATGAGAAATGTTAGCTTGCTAGGAAATTCAATTTCCCGCTTCAATTACTTTAACCACTAATTCAGTAACAAGCGGGTTGTCAGGATTCCCGCTTAACTCTGTTGCTGTTAAGTCAGGCAATGTCTTTCTTAGTAATATTTCAATAGCTTTCATTCTACTTGGTGAAATTTCTGACTCATCATCACTAAGCGCATGATTTTCTAATTTATTTATAAGCTGACTTGTTTGTATTTTTGTTCTTATTTCGTCTTGATGTCTTGGTCTTAATGTTCTTGCTGCCATGATGCTATTTCCTCTCGGAACACGATTTAAGTAACCGTTAACTGTTTTGGGTATCTAACTAGAATTAATGGTTTTTGTTGCAGTTCTACAAAGCCTGATTGCTTGTATAGATTAATGAGTTGCTTTATCTTTAATCCTTCATCGTCATACGGTTTTGGCTCGGTGATAATTGCGATTTGCGCCTGGTCTGCTTCTTTGCCAATTTTATCCAGCAATGCTTTAGCTTCACCTTTGCCACGATGTTCTTTTTCTACTTCCAGATGAGTAAGTATTCTTACCTTTTCATTCACTTCATCATCAATCGCAAATGGTGATATGTTTGCACTGGCATGGTTAAGTGTTACCTTATCCATTACTTATCAGCCTTTACATCATGAAAACCATCTGCATCATCTTTAAGCAATAGATTAAGATGATCTTCCTGCTTTACTGACCAATCTATATTTGCGTAGTTGTCAGCATATGTAGTGCTGCGTTTGGTTACTATGCGATCATTGGTAATGTCATTGGTTGCTGTGTTGTCTGCCATAGTTACCTCAGAATATATTGAGCTTTACGCCATGCAAGTAGCTCAGACTCGCTCTAGAAGCTTACGAATTGATCGGACTCGTGCTATGGCTATCAGCGTTAATGCTCGCGTACAAGCTGGCTGAATAAAATAGCTCTCACTTTCCTATGTGGTATCAGTTAAGCGGTGAAAGCTGTAAAGAGTGCTGGTTACGTTGTCCAGCCTATACTCAAGTTAAGTACATCGCCTGTAGTCCCACGGGCAGGCTATCTTCATAGCGATTTCTGAACGGGCAGGCTTCGCGTTATCGGCTTTTATTATCTGCCGAAGCTAGGCAGCCCCACCGTATTATTCCCCGTGGTCGAGAGTGCAAATATGAACGGTTTTTTATGTGAACCGAAAACACAATGCCTCTCTGGGCATATAACCTCGCATTGAGGATTCTTAGACGTAAAAAAAGCCCACTGGTTAAAGTGAGCTTGTTATGTTTTCTTTAGGCGCAACTCTGCCCACATCGTTAAATTACTCGCATATCTTGTGATTGTCAACACATTATAATCAATATATTGTGGCTTTCTGTTAATTATTGTAAACCACGCTTGTCTGCTAATCGGCTTATATTCTCTAGGGCCTCTTCATAATCTAAAAGTTGAGTTTGATAGCAATGTTTAACCCCTAACCAGTGATGATTGACTGCTACCCTTTGCGGCATACTGATTGAATCAATAATGCCATCCATGATTTGAGCGCATCGAATATCGACCTCACTACACATGTGCTCAAACTCGTCATCACTGCTACCACCACCTGATGACATGCATAGGCTTTTAGATGGATAGCCTAGCTTATGGGTAGGAACTTTCATGTAGTCAGCCCAGTTAGCCATGTGGCGCATTAAATCTTCATTAGTCATTTTATTTTCCCGTAGATTGAGTTGCCGATACGCTGAATCACATCGAAGTCGTCTTTAGCTAGCTTTGCTTGCTGCTCTTTTGTAAGCACTAAGCACTTATCACCTTTCCATGCGTTAGCTTTCATCCTGAATCGTTCCTGATCGTTTGCTGGTGTTTCGTGTCTGCATTCGTAAGATTGAGCTTTAAGCATGGTTACTCCATACCGAATATCAACATGACAGCATCGCGGTGTTCCTGATTAGTTCGCGTCTGTATTCCTGTTAGTGCTTTAAATTTCTCTGCGTTGAGTTTTTTCTTTGTTGGCTTGACCAGTATCACCTTTAACTGTTCTGCCTCTATAGCCTGTGCTAGTAGCTTTCCTGTGGCATGATTCTCGCCAACGTTCTTACCGATGCGCGCTGCTGTACTCATGTTAGGTGATCCGTGATAGCTTGATTTTTTATTGAACCAGCCAGCCTCGATATATACGCGCTTGATGATTGGTTGATTCATGCGGATAAACTTCAATGTATCCACAAAGTTTAAACATGAGTATTCAATGCGCTTTGTGTCGCAATGAAGGCAAGCTATACCGCTTTTGGTTAGGTCTGGGTCTATGCCGATAATCATGCGAACATCCTTTGCTTTTCTATTTCTTGCTTATTACCATCAACCATAAATCCGCCTTTAGTCCAATTCCTTAATGCGTTTACAGCAACATCACCCCATCCGATTAACATTGAACCGCTACCAGCGCCACCACCACCTGCTACACCTAAACCATCAACAAACTTAACCCTCCCTTGCATAAATAAAATTGCATCAGCATTGACTACATAATCATGAAACCAACGGCAATCAGTACGCGCAAATACAAGCGCAATGCCGTTTCTGTGGTTGTGCATTTTCTCTAGCCAATCAGGTGTATATTTTCCGTAAGGAGGATTAAGCCAAACTAAACCGTGCCAATCCTGCTTTAGTCCGTCATCTTTAAGTGAGTAAAACGTTTTAGCAGGTATCCAACTAATTCCTTGCTCTGGCTGGCATGGGTCTAAATCAAACATTAAACCTAGCTCGTCAAATATCCATTTAGGGGTGTACCAATCTACTGAAATGTTATTTACGCTATCATGCGTAAAACCTGCTGCTTTATCTTTCATCCCTACCACCCCACCAAGCCGAAGCTGCAACCGATATAGACGCGAGGTGATTTCTTTTTCTCGCTGTATGAGTATGTTTCTGTAATTACTCTTGCCTTTGCTGTAGCCTCTGCTGGCGTTATACCAAACAGGTAATTGTTGTATATATTGCTTACTTCTTTATCGGTTGCCATGATCTCGCTGCGATGCTTACATTTTCTGTTGATAAGATCTTCTATATGCGCTGGTGATAGTTCATCAACCAGACGTTTATACTGGCATGGCGCACCCTTTAGCTCTACTAACTCATGTTTCTCAAGATAGCCAAGGTCATTCAATCGTTTTATGTAGTGATAGGCGCGTGATTTAGTCCAGCCTAAAACCTCGCTGATATAATTGGCTGTTCTGAATGTGTCCATGTGTGCGAGTACTTGTGAGTATTTGTCAGTCATAGCAAGCCCTTCTTTATTAGTTTTAACTGTGTTTCTAAAATTGCCTCGTAATGTGCCAGCTTTACAAAATCACGGTCTAAGTCTGTCATTACTGCGTTATCCAGTATTTGATGGCAATGAAAGCAGCAGTAAGCCCCGTGTATGTCGTTATTCTTATGCCCTACACCATGGCCATGACGAACAGAGTTAAGGTGTGCTAGGACTGTTGTAGATGTATCGTTGCGGCATCCTGGCAGTCTTACTGTGCAGTTCTCACCCTCTGCGCTTTTAGTTATTTTTGACATACACATCTCCATAAGTAACCGCCTGCACTTGGTCTTATTCCTTTTGACGCAGCAATAATATTGCTGGCAGTAGACTTGCCAATAGAGCGTTGCGCCTGCATTGCACTTATAAAAGTAGCTATAACTTTTAATCCATCTTTAGATATTTGCTCTAAATATGTTCCCTTTTTATTTGGTACTTTTTTACCTTTTTGAACTTCACTAATTTTTCTTTTAGTGCTTTCAGATAACTTAGTTCCAGTTTTAATAGCACTCATTATTTTTTTTGTTTCTTCCGTGTGAAACCTTCCTTTAGCTGCCATAGAAACCTTATTTTTAGTTTCTTCTGTATGTTTATATCCATAAGCAGAGCCAGCAGCAGGACATGAGTTATATCCAAATTCTTTAATGTTGCTTTTATAAAAATCCATCCAAAATTGCTCTCGACTTGTTAATTCTGCATATTCAACAAATTCAATAATTGAAAAATTAAAACTATCAAATCCATATTTTTTAAATGCACTTACTAAAATTGTTTGATTGTTTGATTTTGTATTTATTGAACGTTTATGATTTGAATACCTTTTATAAACATCAACAGATTGCCCTACATAAACTTTCCCATTAATAGAGTTTGTAAACATATAAATTCCAGATTTTCCAGAATGAAATTTATGATTAATTTCTGATTTGCGGATTTTGCTCATGCTATTAACTCCATCTGTGCAGCACCGCCCCATTGATTAGCCATTGCTTCACCAATTCCGCTAAAAGTCTTGCTGCGTTCTTTCCAGCGATCAGGACCAGGTGACATTTTGTGAACTCTTGCCTCGCGCCCTTCAACAATGTTAGTTGGCTGTAATAGTGGTAAACCTTTAAGCCAAAGACACGTTGCTTTAGTTTCACCGTGCCCAAACTGCCAAGGCTGAATAACCTGGTCTGGCTTGCGGTATAAACTGCTCATGATGCATACAGGGTTTTCTATTGCAATCATCGGTATATCTGATTTAGCCAGCATCATGAAGAAACTTACCGCGGCCTGTTGTCTGCCATCCATGCGCTTTTCTGCAAAGTGCCTAGCACCGCTCACTGATAAATGTGTGCATGGTGGGTGAGCTATCATCAAATCAAACGGATAGTCGAGTAAGTCGCGCACATCACCTTGATAGTGTGGTCCAGGTGCATCAGTCGGCAACAGGTCGCAACTGATAGCGTCATGGCCTAGCTTGATAAAGGCATCTCGAACCACACCGCTATACTCGCAAGCAATCAATATTTTCATGCTTCACCCCACACAAAACCAATGTCAGCCGCCCATCGTTCAATCGCATCTTGGTACTCGACCATTTCCTGTGTATTTAGCTTAGTAGTGCTTTTAATCGCTTCTACTACCTCGCCATTTACTGCTGTCTGATAGCGTAGAAACTTCCAGCCCATGAGTTGATGTACGCTTTCTGATTCTTCGCCAATGTATTTACCAATAGCAGTGTATAAATCCCATAAGCGGCTGTTTTGATCTGTACTGCGTTTTGATTTGTACGGTCTTACTGTTACTTGCCAGCGCGTATTAGGGTCTAGCTGAGTAAACCGTTTCAGCATAAATTCGTAGTTATTCGCTACTGCTTTGTTTAGCGTATGGTCAAAGCTCATTTCTTTAACCAATCCATAAATTTGAAGTTAAATAAATCCTGCAACCAGCACCATTGGCTGACTAATCCAGCATCAGCTATCCATAGCGGCACAGTGTTATGAATAATGTCTATTTCTAAGCCATCGTTGCGCCATGCCTCAATGTGTTCAGGATTAGCGTAGAAATTGAATGACCATGTTTTATGGTTGCCTTTTACTGTAATGCTTAGTAGTTTTTGGCTCATTTCGTTAGATCCGTGTGTTTAGCTTTAGCCTCATCAGCCGTTTCATAAAATCCCTTGTTTACGTTGCCTTGCCATAATCCGTATTTCGCACCGTTAGCTAGTTTCATCTTGCTGATAGTCCATTCGCCATTGCGTAGGTGGTATTTATCAATAGGCTTCCACATTTACGCGCTCCTGAATGCTTCACTAAAGCCCAATGTTTCATGGTCAAAATCTAGTGCGATCATGCCTTCCCATTCACCTTCACGCTGTTTGTCGCATTTCAAAATCACATCTGGCATATCATCTAATTTGTTTTTGTTACTCCACACGATCAGAGAGTTATGCACGTTGTCTGAAATAGATTTAGAGCCTTTAGCCATGTAGCGTGTTGATGGTTTAGTCTCGTCACCATCGCGCACATGGTGTACAAGGTGAATGTGGGTGTTTGTCTTTTGTGCTACTTCGCACAGCTTCACAACAAAGTCTTTTTGTTCGTTGTATTTGTCCTCGCCAGCTACCACGCGCATCAGGCTATCAATGATGAAATGTTTAACTCCTAGCTCATTAGCGCAATACAGAATCACGCCATAAATGCGCTCTGGGCTTATTCCGCCCAAGTGGTCAAAGATATAAAAATTGCTACCTGCAAAACTCATGAAGTTTGCATATTCTTCATAGCTAGGATTTTGTGATTGTGTGTATTGCCTGGTCATGCGCTTGATGGTTGATACTGGCTTCATTTCAAAACTAGCTGTGCATACTTTCTCGCCTTGTTTCATAAAGTTGATTGCAACAAAGCCGAGTAACATTGATTTTTTATGACCATTGAAACCAGTCCACAAAGTGACTTCACCACCGCGAAAGCCGAATAGATTTTTCATCTTTGCAAATGGCATAGTGCTACCTTGCATTTCATCGCCATGTTCAATAAAGTGTTCAATCTCATCGTAGTAATCAACCACGCGCTTTACCTTTTGGCTGTCTGTTTCATTGGCTTTTAGGTATGCCTCAAAATCAACATCTGGCAGCTTTGCTTGGTTTAATTTTTCAGCGATAGCTTCTAGTCTGTTCATTGTGTTAATTCCAAACATTTGTTAATGGTCTGCATTGCTTTTTCAGCTCTCAATAATTCGTTATTGGTCAATGTTCCGTTGCGCAGTGCGTAACCTGTGGCTAGGATTATTTGTGCTTCAAATCGGATAAGCTCTAAGGCTTCCGTTGCGTACAGGATTTGCTTACGTGGTTTTTGTCTATGGTGCGTAGGTGTTGCTGGCATCAGGTCTGCAAACTGCATCCCTATAGCGCCTAAAATATCCTCTACACCGCAGCCAGCTTTACAGTTAATTAGTATCTTTCCGTCATCCTCTAGCTTGATGTGCATTGATGGTGAACGATCATCGTGTGCAGGGCATTGGCACATCCAGCGACCGCGACTGGTTGATTTAACTTTGTGCAAGTTGCCGAGTAATCTTTCAATGCTCATAGGAAATCCTTTTTGAAATCATTTCCAGATACAGCACCATTACCTGCGCTTTTCTCATCTAGCCATCTTTGCTGGTTGATATAAGTCGATGCCATAGGAATAAACTCCCCATTTTTTTCAAGCCATTTTGATGTTTTGACTTGCCATGACAAAGTGCTTAAAACTTGTTCAATGGATGGTTTAATCTTTAACCAAGATTCATTTGCTTTTGCTTTTGATGATTTGTTTGGATATGCATCCCAGAATTTGAGAAAGTCTTCAGAATATTCAGGTTTTTCTTTTGTGCCACTATTACCTTCCTTTCCCTTCCTTCCTTTCCTTCCAGCATGAGCACTCACTGAGCCCTCATAGCTAGGGCAAGTTGGTTTTGATGGTCTATTTATTAATTGATGTTTTTCAAATCCTTTAATATGTAGGTATTGCTTGCCTTCCACGGCATACTCAATGAGCAATCCCTGAGTAATCAACTCTAATAAAAGAGGCTCACAATCAACGTTATCTAGTGGAAATACACGCGCTTTGATTTGTTTGTGTGAACGGTCTAAATTTCCAGAATCATCTGCAAAGTTCCATGTTCCGATGAATAGTAAACGAGCACTCAGTGAGCAATCAGTGAGTTTTTCATCTGTCCAGAAATCAGGTTTTATTGTTCTAATCCTTGCCATGTTTTGTTTCTTTCAAATATGCAGCTTTAATACCTTTTTCATAAAATTCTCTAGCTTTAACACCAGCTTTATGAGCTTCTCTTGGTACTCTCGTATCATCAATTTCAACTGCACTTAAAAGGCTTTTATAA